GCCATATATGCCCAACCAGGTTTAAACCCTTTCGCTCTAGCGATTGCGTATAAGTCTTCAACTGTGGAAGCCTCATCTTCCGTCATGTTGTAATACTTGTTATTCTCGAAATTCAACGTAATTTTCGTTTCTCCAACTTTCATTAATTCGGCAGATTCATCAATCTCTATTTCACTTTTTCTTTCTTCAATTGGCTGTACCTCTTCGCAATACGGACAAATATTCTCACCCTTCGGTCGTTCGTATGCTCCGAAACAGAACTGACATTGAACGATTGAAATATCGCTATCCGAGTTCGCTTTTTTCTTGCTATCTAAACTCCACTCGCGATCCATATCAGGCAATCCAAAACGATTCACATTCCCCACATGGTCAATGATGATTGACATTTTATCTGGTCTGTAACGCATCCCTCTCATCGATTGTTGAATGTATAGTGACAATGATTGAGTAGGTCTCAACATAATCACAGTTGAACAATCAGGGACATCAAATCCTTCTCCAATCAAATCAACATTGCATAATATTTTAATTTCGTGATTTCTGAATGCTTCAATAATGTCTGCACGTTGATCTTTTGGTGTTTTTGCATCAATATGTGCTGCTTTATAACCAGCATTATTGAATATCTCGTTGGTGTGTTTGCTTGCTTCAATACTGTGGCAGTACGCTATCGCTTGTTCTCCGTCTGCTAACGTTCGATAGTGCTTCAAGACATCTCCATAAATTGTATTCTTCACTGCTTTATCCATTGATTTCTTCGTAAAATCTCCAGTTGAAGCTTTTTTCAATTCAGCAGTATCGATTAATTTAGGTGCATAATATTCATAAGGAGCCAACCGATGATTTTCAATCAACCATTTAGCTGATACTCCTTCAATTAATAGATCGTTAACATCTCCTAACCCACTCCCATTTAATCGGATAGGTGTTGCAGTAAAGCCTAGTCTTGGTACGTCCGAAAAATAATCATAGATTTTTCTATACGATGCTGCTAATCCATGATGATTTTCATCAGTGATGACTAATTGCGGTTTTTTAATCGTCTCAAGATGCCTTACCACCGTTTGAACCATTCCGAAATTAACCAATTTTAAATCCACACCTATCGTTTCGAAAGTCTTTTTTATTTGATCTATAAGTTCATGACGATGAACTAAAAACAAAACTCGATTGCCTTTTGAAGTCGTCATACGTGCGATTTCAGCGACCATGACCGACTTCCCTGAGCCACATGGCGAAACAATACAGGGAGCTTTAAATCCCTCGATATAAGCTTGTTTAGCACGCTTAACTAGATCATTCTGATAATCGTATAGTTTCATCAATATCGAACAACTCCTCTTGCAGAGCAAACTCTCGATCGTCTAGTTGATTTTTGGCATAGGTTTGATCTGTTCGTTTTAATAAAAACCCTCTTTTACCTGTTTCTTCATTGAGCATTAAACGACCAACCATATTCATCAGGCCCATTATATTGTTCACAATCTTCTCTCGAATCTGTGGATGAAACTGATTGAATATTTGACCACCCGGTGATTGAATTTGAATTTGTGTTTCCCAAGCGGTAAAAACTTTGTTTACACCTTTCCATGAATTGATGTATCGAATCATGTCAGGCAGGTAAAATGAGAATTTGTTATAATCGCCCATTTCAGGAATCCCCATTGCTTTACCGTCACGTGTTTTTGATAGTCTTGATTTCTCTGCTAGCCATGCTTGTTCGAATTCAGATAAGTTATCAAAAAAGATATTGTCATATTGGTCTAAATAATTGTCATGAATATCTCTTAACATTCGTTTCATTCCAACCTCCACATCATTTAAATCTGCATAAACGATATCAATGTTTGGATTTCCTGCTAAAACGTTTGTAGTGCGGTCAATATCTATCACAAGTGTTTTTCCTTTTAGGTAATTAGCCGTATATGTTTTACCCCCGCCAGGCGGTGCATAGATTAAAATGGAAAAACTACTAGCGCGATCAATATCAGCTGCTTTAATTATCTCCATCTACTCTTTCACCTTCACTTTCACTTCGATTCCCTTAACATCAACGGTTGTGTTTGGAATAGCCATTCCGTTATCATCAATCAACAATCCTTCATCAGTCATATGGAAAATTCCATCGACTAGAAGTTGCTTAATATCGTTTTGTATAGGTTTGACCACTAATTCTTCCTTTATTAAACCCGGATGTTCTTCTTTCATGTATCGATCAAATCGGACCTTTTCCTCTTTTGAATTTGGAAGATTCAATTTGTAAGTTGTTTTACTTTTCATATTTGGGTGTTTTTTACTGATTAAGAAACTCTCAGTTTCTACCGACTCCACGTCACCTAAAAGCTGCCTTTGAATCTCTAACGCAGCATCTAACTCTTGCTTTGATTTATTTAGAAATGCTACTTTTGCGTCTGTAATTTCAGCTATCTGACGATCGTACAGATCTAGTTTTGATTTTTGTACCTGTCTCATCATTTCTATTTCTCTAGTGATATCTTCTAGATTCAAAAATGTCCTCTCCTCTCTTAGGCAGTAAGTCGAAAAATTTTGCATAGCCGTTATTAACGATCCAAGTGAGTAAAGCTTCTTTGACTACCTCTGAATACTCACTCGGCAGCATAGTTTCTCTAAGTTCTTCGTTCGCTTCGCCTGCGGTTAACTCCTCCACATACTCATTTGTATAGCGTTCTAAGTTTTCTTCAAGCAGCAAACCATCTTTATTGATGTAAATGGTACTGTTCAAATAAATTGGATCTCCGTAGATATCTTTCAATATTTCTTTTTCTTCCGGTGGATCCATAGGAACACCTAGACTATCGCGTAATGTCATGATAAACTCTCCTTATATAGATGTATTTTGACTAGCTTAGTTTGGTAGACGGGGCTAGTCTTTTTTTTGTGAATAAAGAGGTACGGAGCATTTTAAATTACCTCCCTTGAAGAACGTAGCTTCATTACCGGGCTCAACTGACATTCAGCAATGATTGTAATTGATTCAGGTGAAATGTTTTCCGTGTTTACAACGTTGTCATTAGAAAGACTATAGGTTACGTCTTCTATACTTTTTGCAACTTTCAAAGCCCTATTTGGATTGATATTGTTTATTGTTAAATCAACTGGTTCTTTACTTTTACCAATACGACGAAACATTTCTTCAACTTCATTTGGTGTTCCAGTTATTTGAATCTCCATTTTTGTACCCCCGACATTTAAAAAAATATATCTTTAATAATCAAATACACATTGATGATTATTGAAGCTAATCCAAAAAAAATTGTTAACAGAGTAATGATGTCACTGCTACTCATAGTCAGCCCCCTCGGTTGGCTTTTTCTTTTCCCATCCGATCACTAAAAAGAAAAGTAGAATGTAGCCGTAGGCCAGCCAAATATTGACTAACGTGAAAACTGGAATTGCGATCATCGAAAGCAGGATCGTTTGAAAATTTAAGCGTTTCATGCTGTCGCCTCCTTCTTTGGTATACTCACTATAGAAAGTGAGGTGAAAAATTATGGATGAACTAACAAATGAAGCCAAATATTTATTGTCTATGATGTATAAAGAGTATCTACAAAAAAGAAAATCTGGTGCTAATAGAAGTACATCGTTGAAATTTGGAAATCTTGAGAAATTACATGAAACTGTTATGCCTGAATGGAGTATCGAAGACGTAAAATCTGTTTGCTGGGAACTCATGAGGCACGATATGATTTCCGGTAAAAACGTGTCTTCTACAATTTGGTACATCTCGCTCAATACTGAAGCTATTGCTATGCTAGAAACTACATTTAAAGATAAGATTGATACTGTCCTTGATTATGCTATTAAAATAAAAAGCTTAATTCCTTTTATTTAGTCCAAAAGGATCGTTTTTCAAATCCAATAGAACTTCTTCAAGATTTTCTAACCTATTATGGATTTCTATATTTAATTCTTTTCTTGCCTTAGTATCTTCTGCCAAAGTGCTAAGGCTTTTTGCTATGCTTTCTAAAGCTTCCACCCCTCTAATGACAATATTTACTGGTATATTATTCATGCTGTTGCCTCCTCTACTGCTTAATTCCAATTTCAAACTCCATTGAAGCTAATTCGTCTGCCAACGTTTTGGCTTCTTTTAATAGTTCGACATATCGCTCTGCTTTTTCAGTAGCTTCTTCTACACCGGTTAGCTTTACATTGATTTTTACTTCATTCATGTTGTTACCCCCTTATTTAAATTTGTTCTTGTCCTTCCAATCCAAAAATTGATCAAACAGATTGATGTTTATCAGCACAATTTTGTATGTCGGTGCTCGATAACCACGTTTGTAATCAGGATGTACTTTGAATTCTGCTAACAATCTTTGAAATGTAGATTCATGTCCTTCAAATCCGAAATATTTTATCGCTTCATCCTTTGGCATTGATAATTGAGGCAATTTGATGGTTTCTGCTAAGGCGATTTTTTCAGTCATTATTTATCCTCCTTTGCGTTATTTAATAAATTGGGAAAAAATGTTTCACAGCTTTTATGAATTTCCATAACAACTAAATAACTTTTGTCTATTGTAATGTTTCACAGCAGAACAAGCATTTGCCTTTTTGCTTTAAAAGCAAAATAAATAACAAATTATTTGCTTATGGGCAAATTGTCATCTAAAAAAAATTCAGGTAATTCAGTGATGTCTTTCCCCAAAGCGTCCATTAAAATAGGCAACTCATTGGCATTAAAAGAATAAATTCCATTTTCCTTTTTCCAATAGGAAGCGCCATTCATTCCCATTATTAATCCCATTTCAGTAACGCTTTTCTTATTAGACTTTCTCGTTGTTTCGATTTTTTTTAAATTTAATAACACTTATTTTTACCTCCC